TTATAATGGAAAGACTTTTAACACCATGAAAAAAGGAGAAGATTCTGCAACATGGGCTAAAAATTTTAAAGACAATTTAACATCTGGCGGAGCTAGTAATGTTCAAACTTCAATAAACAGAGGTTGGACTGGAAAAGGAGCTTCTCATGGCAGATATAATAGTAAAGGAGAATATGTAAAATTTGAAAAAGCTTCTGACGCAGGTCCTCTCGCAGTAAAAGGAGATAACATTAATAATAATGGTAATAAAGGTTGGGGTTATGCAGATACTCCAGACGAAGCTGTAAACTTAGGAACAGGTGATAATAGAAGAACACATACTGCAAACGGAGTATCGGGTGTAGAAATTGGAGGAATGTCTAAAAGTGGAACTGAATTGCCTGAAGTTGTTGTAACAACACAAAGACCTAAGAAAACTAAAATTACTGGCAGAAATTTAGCAGGAGCTTATGGAGCTCCATCTGCTGGAGGACAAAGTTTAGCAAATCAAAGGCAGTTAGAAGCTTCGTCTAACGCATTTGATACAATGAGAAATGCTTCTGCTAATCCTTTTTCATTAGAAGGAAGTAGGTATAAAACATACGTCGATCCTAGCGGAAAAACATATAGATATGTTACCAGAAACGGAATTAATTATTTAGATAACGGAAGATGGTGGAATCCTAAAACTAAAAGAGGAGGAAACTGGAAATATTCTGGAAATTGGTTAACAGGAGGAACATTCACTCATTTTAAAAATGGAGGTAGTTTAAACGGAGTCCCTTTTTATTAGGCAGGAAATTCAATAATGCCTCAAGATAATACTAGAGTATAGAAACCTATAGCATTTGAAACGTCAATGCAACAAAGAAACATTGTTGATTTTGTAGATGATGTTAATGATTTAAAAAATACTAGTTATTGGCCAGAAATAGTGAGTCAACATAAAAAAAGATAGGGACCTTACTACGAAGCTTTAGTGAGAAGAAGCCAAAATAATATAGCAGAAAAAAATAATAGATTAAAAGAAAAAGGAATAATAAAAACTACCGCAAACGGATATGTAGAAAAATATGGACCGTTTGGGTTATTTAAACGACAAGTTATTCGAATGGGAACACGATAATTAATAAATTATGTTACATATATTTCAATATGATAATAAGACAGGGAAAGTTGAACTTGAAGACAGTCAGATTCTTTTAGTGAGAGAGTTTGCAGTCTTAATGTAGAATGAAAGAAATAAATGTAAAGAAGACCCACATGGTGTGGACCACTTACGAGCATTTCGTGAGTTTACCTATATATGGCTAGCATTAGATTGGAAATCAATCTATTCTGGCTTCTCTGAACAAGAACGTCATCAGGAAGCTCTAAAAGATTCAGGACTTTCTGAAGAAGAGTTCAACGATCCAAACTTTAGAGCAGCGTGTAGAAAATATAGAGATTTGCAAGAAAGCAATCGAACAATTAGAATGTTACACGCTGCTCAAAAGACGGTAGATAAATTTACTGACTATTTTGAAAATATTGATCCTCAAGAGAGAGATTTACAAACAGGCAAACCTTTATATAAAGTAAAGGATATCATGGCTGAGATTTCTCAATTATCAAAAGTTAATGATGAACTTAAAACTCTTGAAGGTCAAGTTAAGAAAGAAATGGCTGAAGACTCAAGATTAAGAGGAGGAGCAGTCGAAGGATTTATGTATGGAGGTTAAACGTAAAAGAGGAAGACCTAAGAAAGTTTAGGTTCCAGATGAAATTCAACAACTTATTAATGTAGTTAATGAAACTAAGAAAAAAGAAGATGATGAATTTCATGAAATCGTAGAGGAAGTTAAAAAAGAATATCGTTCTGGAAAGTGGGATGTTCCACTTGGAAAAGATATAGAATTCTTTGATAAAAGACTTTCGTATGAACTAACAGGATATAGACCTATTACAAAAGATAAAGGTTTAGATTTTAATCCTAGTTGGTTTACAGAGGCTAGAGATACAAAATTAAAAACAGGACATTACTGTTAGTATCAATTTGGTTCTAAATTATATCATGATTTTTGGACTAAAGAATATGAAAGATGTATTAACGGATATACTGTTAATGGATACACTATAACTGGACCTCATTATTTCTTCTTAAACTATTATCAACTTCCTAATCCTGACGTTGAAAAAGCTGGTACTTCTAGACTTGCTATATATCCTAATTTTTATACATATCAATATGAGTTCTTTCATTATTATGAATTATGTAGATCATTACATAAAAATTGTGGATTAATGAAAAGCCGTGGTATCGGATTCTCCGAAATTAATGCTGCATTAATAGCAAATGAATATTCTTGTCATAGAGGAAGCAATGCTATATTAACAGCATTTAATTCTAATTACGTTGAAAAATCTTTAGAAAAAGTATGGAATGAACTTACTTTTTTAAATGATGAAACAGATTTAGGATTCTTTAAACTTCGTCAAGTTATTGATTCTCAGTTAAAGAAAAGAGCATCTTATTATAAGATGAAAAATGGTCAGAAAGTGGAAGATGGTTTCATGTCTTAGATAGAAGGAATTATTGCAGAAAAAGATTCTAAGATTCGTGGTGATCGTGCTGACTTATTAATATTAGAAGAGGCAGGTTCTAATCCTATCTTTAGTAAATCTTTCGTTAAAGCTGAGGCTTTAACAACTCTTGGTGGTAACAAAATCGGAGTAATTGTAGCTGGTGGAACTGGTGGAGACACTGGTCCACAAATGGCTGGACTTATCGATATGTATTACAATCCCCAATCTGTAGATATATTACCTTTCTATCATAACTATACTCCCGATGGAACTTGGACTTTTACTTGTTTCTTTATTCCAGCATATACAGCTCTTTATAAAAAGGGATTTGTTGATGAAAGAGGTGTATGTGATGAAAAAAGAGCAAGAACTGAGTTCTACGATATAGAAAGAAAGAAACGTGAAGCTACTCCTAAAAAGTTAGTTGAGTATTGTGCAGAATTCTGTTATACAGCAGAAGAAGCATTTGCACTTGAAGGAACTAACAAATTTAATAAAGTATTATTAACAGATTAGATTACTAGAATAAGACTTCTTAAAGAAGGACCGAAGATACAAAACGGAGAACTTTAGTTTATATATAAAGGAGATAGAGAAATAAAGAATGTTTCTGGAGTTAGATGGGTTCCTGGAAATCAAGGTAAAGTTCATATTATAGAAAAACCTTTATGGGAAGATGGAGCTACTACTGATGAAGACGGAAACGAAATTTCATATAGTGAAATGCGTAACTTATATGTTGCGGGAATTGACTCTATTGATATTGGTGAAGAACAAACATCTGATTTAACTAAAGACCCTTCTAAGTTTTGTATTGTTATTAAAAGAAGAGCTTTTGGTACTAGACCACCATAGTATGTTGCATACTATATGGATAGACCTGATAATGAACGAGAAGCATATTAGACAGCATTAAAAATGATGATGTGGTATAATTGTAGAGCTAATATAGAAGCAACTCGTTTATCTATGAAAACTTGGTTGCAAAGTAATAAAATGTTAAATTACTTAATGGCAAGACCAAAAGCTACTTATCCAGATCCAAACGGCAAGCATAGTAATGCGATTGGTACTCCAGCAACACCCGCAGTTATATCACACCAAACAGACTTAATTCGAGATTTTATCGATGATTATTGTAGTGAAATCTGGTTCCCTGAGTTTTTAGATTAGGCAACTAGATATTCTGATGAACAAAAAGGTAAATTTGATATTATTGCAGCCTGGGGAATGGCTGAACTTGCAGACGAAGAACTTACTGGAATCAGACCAACTGATTTGGAACCAGAATCTGAAAAGGAATGGCAAGATATTGGTTGGTACAAAGATGAATATGGAAGAAAACAATTTGGAGTAATTCCAAAGAAAGATAATAACGTTCCTAAATTTAATATTTACCCAGAACAATATTATGATGGATATAACAGAACAAGTGATCCTCGACGCAATTGAGGAAATGTATAATAAAAGATATGTAGGTACTTTAAAAGTAACTAGACTAAAACCATTCGGATATAATGTTCGTTTAGGAATGAATAATGACGAAAGACCTATTAATATTTCTGCCCAACTAGAAGGAGAAAAGTTTCTAAAGTTCTTTAAACAAGAATTAAGAGATAGAAGTTGGAATCACAGTAAATGGTTTCTAGGTTATAAAGTATATCCAGATAATGGTTGTCCAATTGATTCAAGATGTAATTGCAAATGAAAGACCAAGAATTAATTGATTATACTAATAAAACAATAGCAGAGCTAGTATATCCAAAATGGGATTTACAGAAAGCATACAATTACTACAATGGAAAAATGGATGCTGATTAGTATAGATATCTAGAAGAAAATTACGGAATAGGTAATCCAACATCCGTTGAATTTATTCCATTAATTAAAAAACATATTGATGCTTTAGTAGGAGAATATTTAGGAACTCCAATTTTACCTAAAGTAACCTGTAAAGACTCTGCTACATTAAGTAAAATTACTCGTGAAAAAGAACTTAAAATAACTAAAGAGGTATATGAGTTCTTACAAAAACGATTAAATAATAAACTATTGGAATTTTTATAGAATGGACAACAAGGAAAAATTGTTGATAATTCAGTCCAATAGGATATAGATAATTTAATAGAAGATTTAGATTAGAATTTTATATCTTAGTATGAAGCAGCAGCACAAGATGTTGTATAGTATATTATGCAGTCTAGAAAGACAGACATAATAACAAAGCTGAGAAAATTATTAACGGATTTATTAATTACTGGTTATACTTTTTATAGAGTAAAACCAACTCCAGCTGACAATAATGTTATGATTGAAGTATTAGATCCGTTAAATACATTTATTGATAAAAATCCTGAATCTGCTTATGTTAAAGATTCTTACCGAGTTGTTGTAAGAAAATGGTTAACTAAACCAGATATTTTAAATATATATGGTAAAAAATTACATAAGAAAGATTTAGATTTAATAAATGAATCTTGGCAAGATGCTTTCGATACATCTACATATTATATTCGTTCCTTTACAAATGCTGATGGTACTCCACAAACTGATGGATTACAAGCAGGTAAAGAAATAGTTCCAGGATACCCAACAGGTCCTTATAATACTTACAATTATAAATTGATTCCTGTGTATGAAGTAGAATGGATAAAAACGGATAAGAAGCATGTAATGTAGAGATATAAGACTGTAAGAATTGGTGAAAGTATCTTTATACTTTATGGATAGGATGAAAATGTTATAAGAAGTCAAGATGATCCAACAAGATGTTCTTTATCAGTAAATGGTGTATATTTTACTAATAGAAGTTCGGAACCTTATTCGTTGGTATTAGCTTGTGCTTCTCTTCAAGATAAATATAATTTATTACATTTTTATAGAGATAATTTAATCGCAAGTTCTGGTAATGTTGGTGATTGGATTGATGTATCTATGTTACCAAAATTTTTAGGAGTAAATCTTCCAGAGAGATTATAGAAATTCTTAGCCTATAAGAAAGCTGGTATTGCTCCAATTGATACTTCTTAGGAAGGAAGATTAGGTGCAGGACAAGCTCCTATAAATACTATATTTAATGGATATGATGATACTATCAAAGCTCAAACAGTTCAAGCTATTCAAATAGCTATTGATTCTGTAGAACAAACAGCTTCATCCATTACTGGAGTGTTTAGAGAAAGATTAAACGGAATTCAACAAAAAGATGCTGTGACCAATGTTCAAACATCTGTTAATAACTCTTTTATTATAACAAAACAATATTATCAATAGATGGATGTTGTAGTAGAAGAAATGTTATTAGACGCGTTGAATCTAGCAAAGATTGTATTTAAAAAAGGACTACAAGGAACTATTATTTTAGGAGATAAGCGACAACGAGTTTTTACTGCGCTTCCTGAATATTTTACAATTAGTGATTATGACATTCATATTGTAACAAGTTCTAACATTACTAGACAATTAGAACAATTAAAAGCATTAGTTCCTGATTTAATTAAATCTCAAATAATGGGTCCAGAACTTATTGTAGATGCGGTTACAACAGAAAATGTTCCAGATTTTAGAAGCAAAGTGCAAAAGGCAATCAAGAAACAAAAAGAAGAGATGAACCAAATGCAACAGCTTCAACAACAAAACGAATAGATGTAGCAAGAATTACAACAAATACAAAAACAAGCAGAACAACTTTAGAATAAGGTAGAACAACTTAATGAAGCTAAAATTCAATTAGAATCTCAAAAAGCTCAAATGGAAAATGAAGTAGCTTGGTATAAAGCTAGAACTGAAAGAACTTATAGAGAAGCTGTTGCAGAGCAAGACGCTAAGCGTACAGAAATTGAATATCTACAATTACATGATGGTAATCCTTATAATGATAAAGTTGTTGATGCTAGAACTTAAAAATAAAAACTATGAAAAGACATTGTGGATGTTGCAACGAATCTGATTTTGATGATTTAAGACAAAATAAAGTAGATTGTGCAATTTTGCTAGAATGTGGAGATAATATTTTAACAGAGTGTAAACATAAAATTTTAAGAGAAAAATGATGAACTTTGATGACATTAATTTCGGTCCAGCTGGAAGACCAAAGCCATTTGACAACCCATTTTACAAACATCCAGAACCATTTGATCACCATCACCATCATCACATGATTCCACCTTGTGATATGGATAAGAGACTTTATGATTTTATTGTTCACGTTGATGGAATCGCACATAAAGCATTGGAAGTAGCTGGTTCAGCAAGTTTAGAAGCTACTACAGCTAAGAGATTAGCAGAACAATCATTAAGAATTATTAATAAAGTAGCTGCTATAGCTAATAAAGCTAACATTAAAGCTGACAAAGCTTTAGCTGATCTTAGTGTATTAAAAGATGATTTTGTTAGACTTCTTACTGAGTTAAACAAAACACAGGAAGGTGCTGGATTAGCAAAAGATGGTAAGTATATTAAAAATACCGAAGCTAATTATATTGCTGAAGCAGCAAACTTAGCTGATGCTGATAATAAGTTAGACGCTGCTCTAAAAGAAACAAACGATAACATTGCAACTTTAAACGGAAAAGTAGAAGCTCTTCAAGAAGAAGTTGATGGATTTGAAGAGCAGTTAGAACAATTAAGCGCAGTTCAAAGTAATATTATTGGAGCTGTAGGCTTAAAAGAAACTGGAAGATATCAAAAAGGAACTAATCCTATAATTAATACAGCTAATAGTGCATTAGAAGCTGATGAAATGTTAGCTGGAGCAATTGGAGAATTAGCAGAAGAAGTTGAAGCAATTCAAGATGCAGCTGAAGGACTTGATACATTAAAAGAACAAGTTAATACTAATACTGCTGACATTGTAGCTTTAAAAGCTAAAGATATTGAATTAAAGAGAGACATTGACCAAAATAGTAGAGATATTGCAACTAACGCTAATAATATTGCTGCTAATACTTCTAGTATTTCTGCAAATACACAAGCAATTGCTGCTACTAATACTAGAGTAAGTGCTGTTGAAAGAAGAGTTGATTTATTAGATTCTAAGATGGGTCCAACTCACGCTTTAGCAGAACAAGCTAACCAAAGAGTAAGTGCTGTTGAAGGTAGAGTAGATACTCTTGCTGGAAATGTAACAACATTACAAGGAAATGTAACATCATTACAAGATGGTGTTGCTGCTAATGCAGCTGATATTACAGCATTAGAAACTTCTGTTGGAAATATTGTATTATCTAAAACTGGAGAATTAGAGTATACTTTAATGGTAAATGATATTCCTGCAGGTAAGATTAATATTCCTGAAGATCAATTCTTATCTCATGTAGACTATAATCCTCAGACTAAAGAAATAACATTTACATTTGCAGACGGTACAGTCCTTTCTCCAATTTATATTGGTGATTTAATTGATACATATACCGCTGGTAATGGTATAGATATTTCTGGAAATCAAGTTAGTGCAAAAGTTGATTCTCAATCTGAACCATTCTTATCAGTTACAGCAGGTGGTTTAAAACTTTCTGGTATTCAAACTGCTATTGATAAGAGATATCAAGCAGGTTTAGGTTTAAAACGTTCAGCTCAACCTAATGCTGAAGGAGAATATACATTTGATGTACAAATTCAAGAAAATTCTAGACCTTATTTAAGTGCAGATGTAGACGGAATTGGACTTGACTTAAATGCTTTAGCAGAAGCTATTGGTAATGATTTTGATCCTTCTACATTAGCAGGAGAACATTTAACTTATAATTCAACAACTGGAAAACTTGATGTAGATGTTGCAAGTCTTGTAGCAGACCCAGATTTCGTAACTGCTGTTACTAACATCGTAAGTGATGCACTTCTTTGGGAAGTTAAAGATGATACACAAATTCAACCTAAGAATGGTAAGAGCGTTTATGTAGATGGAACAATTGATGCTACAGGAGCAATTTATTCAGGACAATAATAAATAATTAAATTATGGATTGTAGAGACTTAAAAATTTCGGAAATGCCTAGAGCCGACCATTTACATAGTGGTGACTTAATTCCAATTGTACAACACGGGCATAACAAAACAATTAACGTACAAGATTTAGTAGATTTATTTAAGAGAATTCTTCCTCCTCCACCACATCCCCATCATCCTTGTGATCCTTGCGATCCACATTTTGGACCTTGGGATCCCCACCATCACTGTCATCCAGAACCATTTGTTCATGGATTAGACTTTGATATTGTAAATAAAGCAAGAGAGGACGCAGCTATTGCAAAAGCAGCAGCTACTACAGTTGAAGGAAAGTTAGATGTATTACAAAAAACAGCTGATGTTGCTTTAGATTCTTCTCAAAAAGCATTAAATGTTGTTAGAGTTTTCAAATCACAACTTGGACAAATTAAACAACTTGCTGGAGAATTACAATATCTTAAAGCAGAGGAAAGAAATAATAGAAGTAAGATTGCTCGTTTAGCTCACACAGTAGCAATTTTAATTGAAAAAGTCAAGATGTTAGAAATGAGAACAGGATTAGATACAGCTGTTCCTGAACCACATGACGAATGGTTAGATAGTTTACAAGATCCTTACTTTGCTCCAGACCATTGTGGTCCACATCATGGTCCACATCATCATCACGGTCCACATCATCCTTATAAACCAGGTTCTATTTTCGATGGAGAAAATGATGATTCAGATATAACTTCTGAATGGGTTGATAGCAATGTAACAGGTGATAACGGTATGACTTCTGAATGGGTTGATGATAACAGTGTACCTGCAACTCTTGACGATATTTTAGACGATGACGATTTAAACGGTTAATAAATGAAAAACGATAATTGGTTTTTGAACTAGCAACATTTATATTATCTTAAAAGAGCTGATTTTGATAGAGATTTAGCGACAAGAAATATCCATAAAAAATCAGTTGCTTTTATAGATGAAGGTAAATTAATCTGGACTCAAGGTAAATTCTGGCAATGTGATAGTACCGATTGGGAAAGAACTACACAATTCATTAGGGATTTACATTTCTATAAAACGTTAAATGTAGACGGTTCGACCACTTATGAATTACAAGGAAAGGACGCTAGTGGAAATTCATTTTCCACTGGCGCATCCTTCACACTTTTAAAGGATGTTTTCATCAAAAATGCTGAATTAATCGATGACGGTAAAACACTAAAAATTACCTTAAATAATGATTAGATCATCGATATTGATTTAAGTAAATTACTTTAGCTAAACGATTTTTTAAATACTCCTTCTGTAGAGTTTGTATTAGAACAAGATCCTGATGATACTGCAAATACTACAGTTAAAGCCTATGCTAGACAACTTATTAGTGCTACAAATCCCAATGTAAAAGTTGTAGCCGGAGATAATATAGTAATATCTGGCTCTGAAGATACCTCTATAACAGTAGGAGATGGTGATATTTTTGTAGAAAGTGAAAATACAAGAATATCATCAGAAGTTATCGAACTTAATTCATCTGGAGAAGTTAATATTACATCAGAAGGAGATGTTAATGTTCAAGGAAGTTCAGTTTCAATTATTGGAACTAACGGTGATATAATCCTTGAAGCTTCTGATGGAAACAGTGTAAAAGTAAACTCTCCATTATTCGTAAGTGAAGAGTATCCAGATGTAAACCAAGCACTTATAGATATAAACGAAAGAATAGATACAGGTTCAGATCTTACTGCTGGAAATGGTATTTCTATAGCTAATGGAAAAATTTCAGTAAAAGATGATGAATATTTCGAACCCCCATTATATTGGGATAATTAATTAATAAATTATGGCAAACATTAAAAATTTCAAATTATTAAGAAACCAAACCGCTTTAGCAAGTAGAGCTGCTGCTGTTAGTGCTCTTGAAGGGTTAACTTTAGCAAATGAAGAAGGTACTTTAGTACTTGCTAGATATACTGAAAACAGTACTCCTGGTTCTGTCCTTGGTATTGTAAATTTAGATGGAAGTGTAACTGTACTTGATTTAAGTGGAGAAATTCAAGACGCTATTCAATCATTAGATAGTACTCTTACATTAAGTGGAACTGCTGCTCAAGATGCTCACTTTACACAAGTAGCTATTGTAGATGGTATGTTAAATCCAACTACATCAAGTGGTAGTAATATTGATATTGCTCACTTAGTAGACTTAGTTCCAAGTAATGACGCTAATGCTATTTTAGCAACAACTGATACAATTCATGGTGCTTTAACAAAAATTGAAGCTGCTATTCTTGCAATGGATAAAGCTGCTAATGCAGAAACTGGAAAAGTTGTTACAACAGTTAGTGAAGCTGATGGTGTTGTATCTGAAACAAAAGCTAACGTAATTGACCTTGCACTTACAGGTTATAGCAAAGAATCTGCTTCTACAGGTGCAATTGCTGCATCAGACGATATTCAAACAGCATTATCTAAGTTAGAAAATGGTATTGCTGAAGCTGCTGAAGCTGCAACAGTTGATGGAAAAACAATTGTTGTTGGATCAGACGGTCTTGAAACAGCTGTTGATATCGTATATGTTCCTGCAGTTCCTG